CCTTGGAATGGAACAGTTAAATCCTGTTTCATTCCGCGAGATGGTTTCCAGTTGTACGAATTCGATTACAAAACATTGGAGTTCCGACTAGCAGCATTATATTCGGGTGACCCTGAATTAATCAATCGTATCAATGCCGGCCAGGATTTGCACCAGGCTACTGTTGAAATGATTAAGGCTGCTACTAAGTTAGACTATACCAGACAAACTATTAAGACGACTAACTTCCTCAAACTGTATGGCGGCTCTGCTAATAAATTAGCTTTACAACTTAAAATTCGGGGCCACATTAGAGATGATAAAGGTTGCAAGTGTGAGTCATGTAAGATCAATGCCGCGTGGAATAAGACGTTCCCGTTAATGAGAAAGGTTATGTACGATGCGGCAGATAAGGCTGCTACCCAAAATTACGTTACATATTGGTCTGGACGTCGTAAGCATTACAATACACGATGGAATCGCGGAGAAGCCCACAAAGCTTTTAATGCTCTATGCCAAGGGGGTGGAGCAGAAATTGTTAAACATGCGATTCTTGAAAGTAAAAAAATGGAACTCCCTAATATCGCCGAACAATTACTTACTGTCCATGACTCTGTACTTTGGGAAATCGAAAACTCCCAAGTTGAGTCTATTGTTCCTAAAATTACCGCAGTTATGGAGGATTTCGATTTCGCGGTAGACTTTAAGATTGACGCTCACGTCTGGGGCCAAGCCGCGTGAGTTTTCAATTCGCTTATTGGTATGAATCGAGGATACCTATGCAACGCACCTGTAGGAAACCCAAAGAAATAGCCGAAGATGAACTATATGAGGCGGCGTTTAGATGCCTTTTCCGTCAATCTTTAATCGGAAATCTCGATCTAGTAGACTTACTACTTTACACAGGCATGTTATGATTGAAGGTTATTCAACCTGGGAACAAGCCATATATTGGGCTAATGCCTATTCTCATAAATATCTTAGACGCTATAAAGTATATAAAATCGGCAACACATGGTTTATTGAAATGGTAGCAATTAGATGTATCTAGCAATTGACCCAGGAAAAACTACGGGATGGGCTACTTATAATGAAGATGGGTCATTTGAAGAAATGGGTTACTGGGACATTTCTGAAGCGAGAGAAAACATCCGTGAGTTATCCAGACTTACCGCTATCATATGTGAGGATTGGAAACTCCGTCCCGATATGGCTAAAGTCTTTTTCTGGAGCGATATGCCCACCTCTCAACTTATTGGATACTGCGAAGGGACGGCAGACGCACGCGGTATACCCTTTATCAAACAACAGCCTTCCATTAAACCTCAGGCGTACAGACTCTCAGGCGCTAAAGTCATTCCTAAATCAAATCCCCTAAATCATGCACAAGACGCGAGAGTCCACGGATACTTTTACTTGTTAAAACAAGGCATTATCAGAGGATGAAATGAATACGTTTTGCGCTAAAACAAAAGCAGTAGAGATTGAGCAGGTAGGTTTACGATTACGTTGTGATTTAAGGCCAGGACATACAGGAAAAGATCGCATGATTCTACAGGAACTTGTCATATTCTTTTGGGGAGACAATGAAGTCCGAGAATCGTAAGGCACGGCTAGCCGCAATTTGGGATGACGATGAGGACTTTCAGGAAATTATTCAGGAAGCCTTACCGGAGCCTGTTCAACAGATTACGCTCTACGATAAGATCGACCGTGACATTAAGATGCGGGAAGCAGAGTCATTCTTATATGCATTAACTTGTGAAGAACTGTTTCAACGTAAAACCTGTGACCAATGTGGTCATGGGTTTCTTACGTCTTATGGGAAAGTTCGCTATTGTTCGATAAGATGTATTAAGAAAGCACTTATAAACGTGGGTATAGACTGGGACCCGGAATCCCCACCAGAGTATAGATATTTACCTCGGTGGGTAAGGGAAGTCTTGGAGACGGGACGACGTAAGAATCCTGAATATAAACCAGATCGTCCAAATTCTCCAAAGAATCTTCAATTTCTAGAATCTGAGCAAGATTGGACAGAACGACGGGATCGGGCTCTAAAAACTCATCCAATTCCTTTAGTGGTCCCGCCGGAAGCAGCAATTCTGATCCATAATCCCGATCTTCTAGAGTCCCACTCTGAATTGCCTCATCAATTAAACGGTCAATCACAATAGGGTACATTTCTTCACGGTCTCTATCGTTAGAACCTCCCCATATTCCTTTCTCTTTATAGAGAATAGCATAATGGAGACAGGCTTTAATTACTGGACAACCATGACAGAATTCTTTTCCTCTAACGGTAGAACCCCCTGTTCCAATAAAGAACAGGGGGTCTACTTTTTCTTTATCTAATGATACACACTTACCGTGTTCTGCCCACCGCTGCCGATTAGTCCTTTGGCCCATGCCATTATGCTCCCACAAGGCCAAGGGCTTGACAAGGCCCTGTCAAGGCTATGGCGTAATGGGGATATAATTTACGGCTTTTTGTCTTTTGCCCAGCCACTAGGACGACCCTCATAAGGAATACGTCGCTTAGCAACAACATGTTCCTTTGGCCTAACTAGTGAGGCTAATCCCCAACCAGTAGCAGTAGTAGCAGCCTTATTTACTACCTTAGCAGGAAACTTTGTACCCTCTTGATTATTAAATAAAGACACATGAATGTGAAGGGTATGGGGATCAGAACCCTTATATGTCTTAGGTTTCCAGTCATTAGTCTTAGACCAAATCTTACGGTCATAGATTACGTACCAAACACGAGGGTCGCCAATAAAACGGTTAAGAAGGATCCAAGGATTAAGGCCAGCAACAGCAAAATCCTTAGCGTGTACCACTCCTTTAGCATCGGGGTTATGCCCTGACGGCCTCGCATTATGAGCATGATCCCCTAACCAAGCATCCTGTTGCCACCTGTAGTAAGGAGATTGCTTATGATTTTTATATCTGACATCAACTTCCTTTCGTGCTCTCTCTAATGACGGTGCTAACGTGAATGCCATATCAATCTCCTTTGAATATATTTTCGAGTCTGGAGAGGGTGCCTAGGGGTGCTCTGCGCTCTGCAGGTTCCTCACCGTGGCGGCCAGGGGGTCAGAAACAGCATCCCTGACGACCGTTAATCTGTGGCGGCTGTCTCCGAGTCATTAGGTTCTGCACCTTTAGGTACGCCTTTAGGTTCATCCTTAACAGATCCTTTGACGTGATAACCAGCAGGCCAATGATATGCAGCATATCTAACAATTGCCGTCGCAATAGCGGTGGCAACAATTGTCAGGATCGACACTAACGAGGGATCCACCTCATTCCTCACTCAATAAATCTGGCGCTGCATCAAATAAAGCACTCGTAGGGTGCCAGCCCTTAATCTTTCTCTGATCCGCTACTTCAAGCAAATATGAACCAAAAGCAACTTCTGCAAGAACACCACATAAACCAGCAACTAACCACTCAGGATCTTTCTGAAAAATTAATAAGCTAGTAGCGGCTAAAAAGACAGCCATTGAAGCAAGCATGGCTCTCTCTGCCCACTTTTGAGAATTCTCTAACCAGGCTGCCACTAATAACACCCCGTTCAATCCAGCAAATAATCCAATGATGCTGCCGCCAACTGTCTTATGCAATAAATCACTATTACCTGCAAAACATTCCCAAAAAATCATAAACATAGCGTAACAAAATCCAAGAGCCACGGGCTTAATGGGACGTCCTAAAATAAACCACGGCAAATTAAGAGGGGGCACAATGCTACCATCCAGTCGTACTAAAGTGCATTGGGTCCTTCTTACTGAACCAACTGCCTCCCCACACTAATCCATTATTTCTAGCGATCACGTTAATATTACTAGGCATATTAGTACGGAACTTAGCGTTACTCGTCATGGGATTTTGCGAAGGGTTAATATCCAAGGCGCGTCCGTATGCGTGTTCAGAAAGTCTGTTACTGCCTCTAGCATTTCGATTAGCGTATGATGCTGCTGAACTAACTTTGTACCCTCCTGCTGCGAGGTCATTAAGTAATCCTCGGAAACTGGCTGCCGTCTTTCCTGCCTCGGAAGTGATGTTAATTCCGTGCCATCTCCAAGTTGCAAGTTTAACATTATTTGGTCCACGACTGGGCCCCTTACTTCCTGTAGGTAATACCTGGCCACCCTTATCACGGAACACTTTTGTTGAGTTACCACCTACAGGAGATTGCTTTGCAGCAACGTCAGCGGCGGAAGCATTTTGTGCATCAATTAAATCGAGAATTGCGCTAAACTTTTGCTGCCCTGATCTTTGACGAGAACGAGATGCCTGCTCGTCTTTTTGGACATTTTGTAATGTCGTTTGATAAGCGTCAGGGGTTGCCATGAGTCCTCGCATAATCTGCTAAGAAAATTTCCCATTGCTTATTAGTTGTGGGTGGTACTTGACCAGCGGCCTTTAATTGCTTAGTAATGTCACGCTTTAAGACGCGAGCCCTAACTCCACCAGTCTTAAGTTGCCGACTCTGTTCCCCACGCTGCATTGAAGGTGTAAGTTCCTGAGTATAGATACCACTTAATTGAGAAATTAAAGCACCGAAATTACGCTTATCCTGTGGACCTTCAAAGCCCTTCATAATCTGTCTGACATAAGGAACCTGCTTTGCACCATACCGTAATAGTTGTTCCTTTGTTGATTGTGCGTCAGGCTGTCCAGTATCAGGCTGTCTAACAGGAACAGAATGGCTAGAGTCACTAAGGAAGAAGTCTCGGTTTAATGCTTGCTCAATAGGCATCTTAAGCAAGGGGTTAAGCATCTGGCCGGCTACGTTAATAATGCCAGATCCTTTACCCTCACTAGCAGGCTGAATAGTCTGAGCAAAAGTGTCAGAGAAAGGAGAAGGCAAGTCGAACATTGTTTGATTATGGTGGCCTAAGAAATTCATAGGAGCACCAGGTGAATAACCAGCGTCAATCATCCACTTAGGAATTAAACCATTAAGATTAGGAATAGGATCATTACTATCAGGATTTTGACCTAATAATTGTGAAATACTACGCTGAGCCTTGTTAGGAATAATAGCCTTACCTGGCTGAGTGAACATAATCTCAGTCATAAGAGGTAACGCCTTACGCGTCCACTTATAGAACGGTAAGACAGTACTCATAGTCTGCTTCTCAAACTTAGTGAAGTCAGTATAGTCGAAGTGACGATCCCTTACTCGGGCTGCAGCGTAAGCCATATTCTCGTCAAGAGTCCTAGCGTTACTAGGATTCTTTTTTACGAGGTCGATGAAATGAGCGTTACGGAAGTGGTTCTCTCTAATGTTAGACGCTGAAACAAGTTTTGCTCTAGCGTTCTGAATCCGTTCGTTTCTACTAAGGAAAGTCTTTCCGGCGCCTCCCTCTGCATTAATTCCAGCCATAGGCCCGAAATCAGAAGCGGCGAAGTTTTGAGAGATACCGTATTTATGAATACCCGCATAAATCTCTGCCTCCGTTACTGCTGTACGGCTAGTACCGTTTGCACGCTTTAATGGCTTTGCAGTATGGAACAAAACAGTTTGCTGAGAACGACGGTTAGCATTTTCAAGAATGTCACCCTGCTGCATAATCATAGGGTTAATTCCGCCGTAACGCTCGGCCTCATGCCTCTGTAACATAGCAGATTGCTTATAAGATTTTGCACTAACATTATCAAGCATGTTAATAAAATAGTCACCAATAGCGTTACGCATATGGAAGCCAGGGTTAACCATAGTAAGTGCAAACTTAATAGGGTTAGTAGCCTCTGCAAGACCCTTCATAAACTTAGGCCATTCCTGAGGCTGCATCGACTCTAAAATCTTTTCGACTCCCTTTGCAGTCTCGGGATCGAAAATGGCTCCATTCAATAATCCACGATGAAGTGAACTCTTAATTTCACGATAACCGTGCTTTTCTTCCATTTGACGAATGGTATGACCCATTCCCTTAATCGCTCCGTTACCTTCCTTAGTAATAGCGAAAGAATCACGAATCGACTGTAACAGTGCACGATTACTTGCAGCACGCTCGAAAGCCTGCTCAGCCATAAAGATAGCAGTAGGGCCGTCCTTAACACCCCAATTCTTCATGGACTCTCGTAACCAATCTTCACCCATCTTTTTACTGTCGTTAAAGTGCATTTCCTTAGGCAAGTGCTGGTTTAATTCGCCGGCAGTATAAGGAATCGTATCACCAGTAGCACCGTGAAGAACCCGGTCAGTAAGAGTACGAACCCTAGTATCCATATATTGTGCCGCATCAACAGCCTGACCAGTAGCCGGGTCGTGGAACATTACTCCAGAATCGTGACTGCCACTTAATGCCAAATCAGTAGCCATAATACGATCTTCAGTATGTGTACCATGTGAAGCAACACGCCAACCCTGACCAATTTCGTGCGCCCTACCGGCAGCCCTAGAAGTAGCAGTTAATTCCTTGTTCTTAAGTTCTGGCATAATACCAGCAGAGTTCTTGAAATACTTTTCGTAAGATGCTAAACCCTTAGAAACAACATCAATATTCTTAATCTTCTCAGTAGCCGCTACAGGGAGACGCCCGAGAGGTAATGCGACCACTGTACTGTCAACCCTAGTACCAAGTTTAATACCGAGGCCCTTCTTAATTTCAGTAGCAGCCATATCCTGATAGCCCTTAATAGCCTGCTGCTGCCACAATAGCCCATCATTAGTAGCCTGCTCACGAGCGTCCTTAATAAGAGCAGCCTGTGCGGCTTTTGCTTCCTTTTTAGTTCGGGCACCAGTAGTAGCAGCCTCAACTAATCCGTTATCAAATTGACTCTTTCTAATTTCAGCGTAACGCTTATTTTTAACACCTGCAGCAATTTGTTGAACGGGGTCTAAAATCTGAGAAACCTGAGCAGTTTGTGCTTCCTTAGACATTGCACCATGACGCTTTAATCTATCTGCGCCACTAAGTAAATGTCTGTCTGCCTCAGAAATTTTTACGCCAGCCTTTTCAGCCTGGCCAAGATGCTCAATTAAAGCGGCACTCTTTTCTGCAGCCTTTGCAGTATCTCCAACTAAGCCAATACCTGCATAAGTGGACGGGTCTAAGAAAATATCTGGCGCCAGCATACTTGCCTTAACCCACTTGTTAACCTTACCTTCGCCCTTCCTAATTTGATTAGGATTTTTACCAGCATGGGCAGCATGTAAAGCGTCGGCAGTAAACTGGGCAACGTCACTAAAGTGAGATTTTTGCTTTCCCTCTATACCCTTCCAAGCGCCACCAGCCATAGCGCCAAGAGTTCCTAATACACCAGCACCCTTAACATTTGCTTTCTCTCCCTGTAGGGTAGCATTAGCCACCATATAATTACCACGAGAAAGAATATCAAGGGTTCGACCCCATAAACTCTGACCCTTATGAGCCTGAGTTACAGGCTTTCCACCAGCCTGCATAATACGAATATTTTGAGCCGCAATACGCTTTGCCATATTAGCGTCACCGCCAGTACCCATAGGTACACCGGTGCCCTTTGTATAACCTTCCTTAATACCAGCCTGTCCTAAAATACTATTAGGAGCATTCTTAGCAGCGTTTGCTAAATCTTTATTAGCTCTATTAATTCCTCGCTGGGAATCTTTAGTAGCCTTCTTATTAGCCGCTAAAGCAGCGTTAGCCTGAGACATTTGCCCAGCAAGAACACGCATTTTAATTGCGCGATCTTCCTTTTGAGCAGCAGTTTCACTACCATCATACTGAACAATAACAGGAGCCACTACAGGCGACGAGAACATTTGTTCATATGCAGCCTGAATTCTCGGATCGTGGAAGTGAAATCCAGCAAAATCCGATGAGGCTTTCTTAGCCTTGGCCATTACTTCTTCTTCTTTACAACCTTCTTAGTGGACCCAATATTGGACGTATTGGGGGCCTTAATAACCTTAGGCTGCTTTCCTCTGCGAGTAATAACAGTGGGACGCTTACTGTCAGCCACAGACTTACGAGCACCCGCGAGATTCTTAATAACACCACCTGCTGCAACATCTGCTGAAATACCAAGACGCTTATTTGTAACTGTATTCATAAACTTCTGCTGGGCTGCTTCTGCATCTCGTGCCTTTTGGGCGTCAGAAAGAGTATAGTAAAGTGTCTTAACCTTACCTGGCTTACCAGCCTCTAAACGGCTACGATCTAATGATGCCTGAGTTTGCTTATTGGCACCAGTTGATTGAGTCTGAGAATTAGTAAGATTCATTAAGTCATCAAAAGCAGACTTAGAACGATCCTGAGCAGAAAGTGAATTAGCTTTTGCAGTATTAGCAGCGTCCCGACTAGCAGTAGCAGATTGAGCATTTGTACTCTGGTAATTACCAGAAATACCTAAACGAGCCTTTTCTGCATCGGACGAATTCTTTGCAGAATCGTAAGTTCCCTGCATATCAGTCAGAGCCTTGTCATAAATGGCTCCAGTATTAGCTCTAGTAGTAGCGGCATCTTCATCCGCTTTAATCTTGTGAGTTCCCTGAGTAGTTGCAAGATCAGTATAAATCTTCTTTACGCCAGCCTCATAATCCTTAGAACTATTAATCTGAGGGTCTAATTCAGAATTAACAGTATCCTGAGCACGCTTCATTAAACCACTATCCAGCGTAGTCTTAGGAGCAGTAGCCGCCGCAGGCTTCTTAGTTGCTACTGGCTTTTTAGTAACAACCTTTTTTGTAGTCTTACTTGAAGGCTTTGTTACCCCACCTTTCCCGTTACCAGGGCGTACACTCCCACTAGGGCTAGGACGACTACTATTACTAGGATGATTATTTGTACTAGGGTGAGACGCATGGCTTACCACCTTATTAGAAGGACGGGGATTTGCAGTCATCTTATTAACTGCACCCTGATGTGCCGCGTTCTTCGGCGGCTTATACCTCTTAGTAGCAGCAGCCTTCTGAATTTGTGCGGTAGTAAAACCGCCAGGCTTATACATAATAGGAGCGTTTTTAGCGTTAGCCTTTGTCTGGCCATTAGTTAAAGAACGCGTACTAACTTGACCATACTTAACTGCACTACGCGGAGTAGTCTTGCTACCCTTACTGGAGAAATACTTACCAATTCCCTTTACTGCATCACCAACACTAGCAGCATGATAGTATTGCTTAGGCGGTGGGGTAACAGACTTAACACCGTGAGGGACAACAGACTTTTTAGGCGGAGCCTTAGTCTTACTGACCTTGGCCTTTTGAGGGTGAGCCTTATCATAAGCAGCAGCGTACTTAGGCCCATTAAGGTGAGCCATAGTCTTTGCATACTTAGTAGCGACAGCCTTTTTTGCGTTATTAGCAGCCCTATCAGCCCAATCGGGAGTAAGGTCTACCTTCTTTTTACCAGGCTTTTTAGTTACCTTCTTGGTTGGCTTTCTAGTAACGGGAGGGCCGTAAATAGGCTTCCTATTAGGTGCAATCGGCTTGTAAGCCATTAGTAGGCTCTCCATTCTGCAGCAATACCAGGATGCTTAGCAAGGAATGCTTTAAGGTCCGCTGGCTTCTTTTGCAAACCCGCAAGAACAGGGTGAGCCTTTAAGTAAGCAGCCTTACTAATAACAGGCTTTTTAACAACAGCAGTAGCAACAGGCTTAGGAGCCCCTAATTGCCCAGTAGCATTAACTACAGGAGCGGCTGCTAATTGTGCTGCGGCAGGATCAGAAGAACGGGAATCTGCTTCTTGCTGGTCAATATTACCTAACTCAGTTTGATAGTCACCGTAAGCACTAGTTTCTTGCCCCGTTAAATCACCAATACTTTGAGTTTTACCTGACGATAGATCTGCTAATTTCTTAGCATATGCATTCTTACTTTCTTGGTCTGCATATCCGTAGCCACTTGAATAAGCCATTCCACGGCCGGAATAATTGTTCAATACAGCACGCAAAACATTAGGCTGTTCGGCATTAGTATCGCCCACAGCCTTAGAGTAATCAGCCTCAACCTGATTCTTCCTATTAGTAATACTATTAAGCATGTTTTGATAGGCGCCTAAAGCGTTCTTACGCCTACCTCCGTAAATCGTGCTCCAATCAGACATTCTTCTTACCGATTCTTCCAGTAGGGTGAATATCTAAACCGTGTAAAGCAAATAATGCAAATGTAGGATATAACTTAACTGGTTTTTCATCTTTGTGTAAAGCTTTCGCTGCTAATCCACTTCTACTATTAGACTGTGGTGAATTACCTTTATTACGCTCACGCTGAATATAACCCGAGGGGTCCCTAGTCCCGGATTGAGCGTGCGCTAATCCACCTTCATAAACCTTATGCCCCGCAGCGTAGGGATTGAATCCATTAGTAGTCATAGTAATAGCCCCCATTATCAGCAGGACTAGTAGTAATGAAAGAATAAAATTGGTCAGGACCCTCTTCAATTTCCTTTGTGGACCTAACCCCACTCTGGAATTCACCCATCTTTAACTGGTATTTACTATTATCATCGTCTAATTCAGCAGCCTTAGCAAGTAAAAACTCAAGAATACGGTTATCGTAACGAGCAGGTAATTCAGGAGTATTAGCTAAGGTCGTAACCTCTACAGGCATACGGTTATAATAAAGTAACAAATCCGTGGCGCTGGGAGAAGCCGGAGCAGGGTAAAGCCACAAAGAAGCACCATACATCCAATAAACAGAAGGCACTCCTGAGGGATAAGATGCGGTGCTATCCATATTCTCAATCTGTTGCTGCGCTTCCTGTACCGTAGTCTCTTTTAATGGGGTACCCTGATAAGAAACATGGTGCATCTGTAATAAGTCAGCCGGTACAGAATAATTAGCCTGATTTGCAACAGTAGTAGTTGTAGCCCTAATAGCCAGAAGATCGTTCTCTAAAACAATATCCCGCATCGCATCATTGATGTTGTCATAGAAAAACTGATCGGCAAGCATAACACCGTTAGTGTCACCGAATTGCCGTCGCGTTCTGTCAGCGAACTTCTGAACCGTTAAGGCTCCCATAACTACTTCCTGTAGGGGCTGCCGTAATCTCGAATGGTTACGTCCTTGTTCACCACATACTTATTAAGGGGAGACCTAATGACGTGTAGAGCGATATCGTTGAGTTCAGCCTTTTGGTCATCATTCTTTTTCTTCTGAAGTAACCGCATCGCTTCATTACGAGCTTGCATTTGATCCATAACGTTACCATGAGAGTTATCCATCATAATAAGACGCTCTAGGATTGCTCCCGTAAATTCAGCGTCATCCTTAACCCACATGATAGGGTATTCCCTACCATCAGGTAAAACTTCAACAATACAATACCTATTCTCATCGTGTTTAATGTGACCCACAATCTTACGAACCTGAACACGCCCAGGCCATGTAGATTCAATAACCTCAACTAAATCAACGACACGCTGAATAGCAGTTGATCCGTCGCTTAAACGCTCAAAATTAACATTAGGATCGTTAATAACATCACGGAGAGTTGAGTCCTTAAGCATTTTAAGACCAAACCGTAGCAGGGAAAGGAACAGGAGTATAACCAACACGATTACGAGAATTAACTTCTCGTAAAATTACGTCATCAAACCAACAAGATTGATTTAATACGGCTGTGTCATAATTGAAAACACCAATGCCTCTCTCCGTGTCAACTATATATTGAGACACCAATTCTTCCCATTGATCATTATGAGAAGAAATCACAATTGGCTCCCATACTCCTACAAACCAGGGCGCTAATGCAAATCTAGGACTCCCCGTAGGAACCCACACCCAACCTCTAATCTCATATTTTCTACCTACAACTAGAGGAACTAAATCGGGGCTATTACCTGGATGAATAATAGCACTATTGTACTGTCCACCTGCAATAGTATCCATTCTATTTGATTTAGTACCTGAGTGTGCTCGTACTGATGTATTAGTAACAACTCCTGTACTATTAAAGAAACTAGCCCAACCTAATCCAGTTTCCATTTTAGATGTATCGTCATTTAAAAATTGAAATGTAGGATCATAAGTTGAACAATCCACTACAGGGGCGCTAGAAGAAATAGGATTAGGGATGCTGCCCCAAGTAGTGTTAGGCACTATAACCTCAGGCATTTAAGGCACCTTCGTCGGGTCTAAAGGACACTTAACTCGGTGATCAGTAGTTAAAAGTAACTGGTTTTGAGCATTACTTTTACCAACTAAATAGCCGCCCTTAGATGCCATAAACTGTCGTTCTCTATCAGCCAGGGAACCCGTAGTAAAACCCAGACCGTTGTAAAAAGCAATGAGGTCTGAATTCTTGGAACCCATAATAATCTCCTAGGAAAAGGTGACGGGCCCTCGGATGTAACCCGTCACCTTTTCCAGTCGAGGTTTACGACTCAGTTAAGTCGCGGATTACGAAGTTACTGTTACGCTTGTGAACGCCAATCTCCCAGTACTGGCGAAGTAAAGTCTCCCACGCATCAACGTCGTGAACCCACTTCCACATAGTACCGTCGGGCTGCGGGAAATGCCAGTCCTTATCACGGTACACAGTAATGGACTTTTCATCAATGCCGTACATGGTGTTAAGAGGAGCATCTAAATCCTCAACTACAGGAATGTCGCCCTTACCTGCTGAGAAAGCGAGTCCCTCAAAACCACCGGCAAACTCCTTAGTGTTCGTGAAACGACGCTGAGCAGTAAGGAGGTTGAAGTAGGATCGCATAACGCCGAGGTTAGCGAAAATTACGGAGGTAGTACCACCGTAACGTCGTGCCGCGTGAACGTTAGCAATCATTAACGTCTCAGAAACAGGACGGTTAACACCAGAGTTCTGATCCACTACCGCTGCCCAAACAGGCTCAACAGCGGGGTCAATATTGTAAAGAGCACCTGTTGAAGTAACGATGCTCTTTAACCCGTTAGGCTCACGGAAAACCGAAGCCGAAACAGGACCGGAACCAGTACGAACAATGAGGTCGCCGGTAATATCAGTCGTGATATCCGCACCATCATAAACCACAGCAGCAGCCGGGAAAGTACCCGGGGTAATGCTGACGATGTTACGAGTAGCACCGCGAACAGCGCCCGCGGTAGAAACGACGTCAATAACCTGACCAACCTCTAAATACTGCGCGTTGTTGGCAGTAAGAGTGTTAGCAGTAGCGTTGGCAGTAACCGTCGAAAGAACACCAGAAGCGTCACCGTAGAAGATACGGTTACAGTCCTTAAGGGTGTCAGACTTAAGTCCGTCAACTTCCTCAGACATTACATTAATGAACGCCTGCTCATTACTCTCAGCCAGTTCCATAACCTGACCTGAAAGACGCAGACGACCATATCCATACTTTAATCCAACCTGGGCGACAGCATAACCCTGCTGTCCACCAGTAGGAAGGGTTTCTAATTCCTGCCGGTAACCAAGACCCTGGTTACGCCGAACACGAACGCCGAAGCGAACATAACGGCCACCAACATCGTGAACAACGCCCTTTGCAGAACGCTCAATACGACGAAGGCCGACAACCTCTGTGTTTAACTGCTCCGTTAAACCGGGCTCATAAATTTCCTTTAAGAGCGCGGCCGCGGTAGTCAGGCTAGCAGGCATTACTTACACCTCATTACGTCTGTTGGTTCGCTGCCCTTAGGATAGCGAGTGCGGCTTCATTACGCTGCTCGGTAGTCCACTTACCGCGATCCTCAGTATTCGAGGGCATAGACCCGTTAGAGCCACCAACAACGGGAGCCTGCTGTCCAGGAACTAATAACTGCTTAGCCTGAGCACCAACTTTATTCTGGTACTCCTGAACCGCTGCCTCTAAGTTACCAGTAATAGACGCCTTAGTTAAAACATACTCGACGTCAAAATCACCGTACTTAGTTTCCATCGCCTTTAACTCTGACTGAACCTGTGCAATTTCTGCCTGATCCTGCTGCACTTGCTGCTGACTCTGTAAAAACTCAGCAACTTCGCCTAATTGTCCCTGTAATTGCTGGAACTCAGGAGAATTTGCAAGATTAAAGGCCCCGCCAGCACCATTATCGTCCTCGTCGTCAATTTCATTACCGGCGATTTCGTAACCTAAACTCTGAGCAAGATTATTGAAAACTAACTCAGGCTGCGTCTCTAATACCGAGGCTAACTGAATTGCCATTTCGATCGCATCTGGCTCGTATTCATTAATAAACTGCTCGTAAGGCTGGTACTGACTTAACCGCTCAACATCCTGCTGACGCATTTGTGTGACATTTGCATCCCACGCCTTAAAGGCGGGCTCTACGACACCGCGCATAGCCTCAGGCACCTGATTTAAATACGATGCATAAGGCGGATCATTTTGCCCTGTGCCCTGATTACCTGGGTCCTGGGGCTCAACATTTGGCTGTGTCATTATTCCTACCTTTTCCGAGGGATTTACCGACTGTACCTACTGGCCCTGGTCATTACTGACTGTACCTGCTAGCCCTGGTCGCGTATTACAAAGGTAACATCAAAGCACTATCTAGCACAAGCACTTCCGTAAACTAAGACCTATTCTGCTGCATATTGCGCAGCATAGCAATTAATGCCTTCTTACGAGAGTCTCCTCTACCCGCTCCCTGTCGATTAGCTTGTCGCTGTAAAGGACCAGGGTTACGACTAGGATCAAAACCTCCCCAACCGCCAGGCTTCTTGGGAGCATTAGGCCCAGACGTAGGAATAAAAGGCCCCGTACCCTTATGAGTGTCTGGCCCAATTCTCTTAGCAATATTAGCACCAGGAGTACCAGCAGAACCTAATGCTGCTAACTTTTGAGCCATATTAGCCGCAGGATGAGGAATACGCTTAACCGGCATAACGCCACCGGGTCCCATAGTAGCCCTAGAACTAGTGAAATTAGTGTTCTGTAATCCCTTAGGATTACGATTCTTCCTAACACCACCGTTACTTGCCTGCTTCATTTGGGCAAGGGTATCGGCGTATCGCTTACCTAATGTCGGAGGCATGTTATTTCTTTCCCTTGATGTGATGTTTTAATGCCTTCTTATAGCGGTACTTAGGATTAACCTTTGTACCCTTGCCGTGATAACCGCCAGGATACTTTTTCTTGGCACCTTTATCCGCAGCATCGTCCTTTAAAAAGGCCATAAACTGCTGGTGCTGGGCTGGCGATCCCATTAGACGTTCTTAATAATCTTGCTTTGAAGATACTTCTTGTACTTACCCTTATACTGCTCTCTAAGCTTTTTCTGATTATTTTGCTCAAACTTTTTAGGATCTTTATTGAGCAAATTACCAGGAAATCCATACCTAGTATACTGATTTGACCCAAGATCCTTTTTCATTAGATACCCGCAACGTCCGCAGAAACAACACGCACAGCGTACTCCATATCATTCTTACTCATCTGATTTAAACGCGCCGCAGTCCAATACCCAGCAGGAACGTTAATACCAGCCAAACGAGTACGCATTAAAGAAACAGAGTTGTGGTTAGCAATCTCCGCCATATCTGGAGCATTAGAAACAGCAGTAATACGACCGACCTTACGCTTGTCGATCATACCATCGTTGGGGTCCGTATCGTAACCAGCCATGACTAACTCCTACTGAGGTATTGCCCCCGCAGGGGCAGGACTAGGGCCAGAATTTGGTAATTGTTGCTGAGGATTTCCTACAGGGGGGCCGGGATTATTGGGATCCGGTGGCATCATTGTAGCCATTAAAGCTTGCTGATGTAACTGAACATGCTGCTCAAAAATCTGCTTTAATTGATCTGGCAGAATTTCAAACTGCTGCTGCTTACGGAATCTATTGTGGAAGTCAACATGTAAAGCATGATTATCATAAGCGTTCGGAGAGAACTCAAAACCAGGAGTTTGATTAAGAGGCTGTCCTGTGCTCATCTTAATGTTTTCTCGTTGTGCCTGACGCTGATCTAATTGTAAGTCCTCATATAGTTTATCTAATCCACCCATATCAATACGCTGCATTCCAACCGCAGGGTCAATAAAACCATTCTTCATGGCATCCATAATAACAGCATTCTTTGCTGCCTTGGATGTGCTTAAAGAGGACTGACTTTCAACACGAACGTCACGGTTAATCTTACCAGAACCACCAACAATACTGTTACCCATAAAGATTTGAGCGTCGAAGTAAGAATCCTCTCCAACTACTCGTACCGTTCTGCCGACCGTCCAGTATTGGTGTACAAGACCGAGATACTGGCGACCGATTTTCCTGATCCCCTTTTCCTGCGATTCAATTGTGGGTGCAAGTTTGCTATCGTCCTGCTCTTGTAAATACGAAATTGCCGTCGCCGCCGTGACCTGAGACGGCGTATTTCCTCGGCTAATTTCGTGCTGTCCACTAATATCATCCATATCCTGCTGTAAGTGTTCTAACTCCTGCATAACATAACTCGGCATGTTAGGCATTTCCATAACCTGCGGAGGATTTAATCCAGGAGTATATTCGACGTTCTGTCCAGGTTCCGAAGTAATCTTGCGCGCATCAATACTGCCCTTTGGCGACATAAACCTGGGCTTTGCCATAAGGTTCTTGTTTTCAACCAACTGACTTCTTGTGCGATTAAACTCGCGTTGTGGAGCGATAAGGTCAGTAACAACTGACTCAGTGTAGAACTTTCCAGTGAGGATGTGGTCGAGTTTAGCGAACGGATACTCACCATGCGTATAGGGATAGTATTCAAGAACTTGACCAATTTGGTCACCTACTACAGTAATAAGAGCCCCGTTTGGGAATTGACGGCTCTTGCCCTTCTTAATCCACATTTCAATAATAAGACATTCATTACGCATTGGCTGACTTCCACCAACCATATTAAGAAACGAATCTTCCATAAGATCATTCGTAGCATTAACATTAGGATTAGGCTTTTTATCCATACTATATGTAATCTGTGCATCCTCAGGTGTCATAGTATAAGCATGAATTACCCAAGCCTGCTTTTCAATATCCTCTTCTAAAAGATCCGGCACCAAGATATTAAAAGGACGAATACGCTCGATGCAGATATCGCCAGGAGTACCGTCACCATTAGGATCAGTAACGCTACTATCCCACCAAGTTTTAATAAAACCCACGCCGCATACTGAACGCCACCATCCTGCCTGCTGCAATGTTGACTGTACCTCTTTATTTGTGTAAGCCGCGTGGAAAATCTGTTCGGCCGCGCGTGCCGCG